GCTCAATACTTTGCATTCTGCAGCTGCATGGGTGGTATGCTACCTGGTTCCAACCATTCCACGCCCCTCATTCGCTCCTGATTGCGCAGCAATTGGTATACTGGGTGGACTTATACGAGAAAACCATGAACCACCCTGAAATCGATGGTGATCTAGGTAAAACACTCGCAGAATTTGGCAAACAAGAACTTGTTGATGTCTGGTGTCATGGCTGCCAGGCATTTCGTAAGATGAATGCCGTTTTTGCTAAGCATCTTAATGGTGAAATTCAGTCCTGCGCAAAATGCCGTGGATTGAAACTCAAGGAGTGAGCGCAGCGAACGAGCGACCGGCGTAGCCGGAAGCTAACGGCGCTGGCAGACTAGAAGGACATGAACCTGGGTAAATGGCCTCTCCTCTAGCGCCCTATATCAACTCTCGGGTTATCGCGGTCGCAGAAGGCGCTGTAAGCGTCGTCAATGGCCGTCTGGTGGCCGCTGCAGGGGATACCTACCTTATCCGCTGCTTCATGAAAAGAATCCAATATACGGGGGTCTCATCAGGCTCTAAGAGGATCCCCCTAGAGAGCCAGCTGGATGGTGAAATGATGCCAGGCGCCAGTGGTGACCAGTTCTACTACCGTGGTTATGCACTTGAGTACGCCGTGGTAGCAGCTGATTGGGATCCTGCCGTCGACGATGAAAGCCTGGTTGTATTCAGCACAGTAACGGGACAACTAGATGCTTTGATGCCAAACATGGAGGTTCGATTCTTCTTTGGTGACGAAAGAGAAAGTCTTTCCAGGGTTCAGCGTTCTACTGGTATCTTTGGTGGCCAGGGTATTGACGAGATCATTTATAGCGAGATTGGTGGCGTACAACTTCAACTGACCGCCGGCGAGGTTCAGAACTGATGGCTAAAGTTGGTGTTACCCATAATTTCGAGGATCTTTTCAGGGAAATCGAATCCGTAGATGCTAAACTCAGAAAAGAAGATACGATAGAGGTCGAGTTTGACGGGTTTACGGGCCTACCTGGTGCTTTGCCTGTCGCTCCTCAGATTGAACTAGAGCCAACTCAGGTCAACGCAGATTTTGATTCTATACATAGAGGCATGGAGCAGGCCATTGCGCGAGCCTTGGCCGATGCCGTTAGAGCTTATCTGGACAGCTCTATTAGGTCGGCAGGAGCGGTTAAAACTGGCGCCTTAATGAGGTCCCTTACTATTAACCTTGCGCCTGATGGCAGTATTAGCATCAATTACAGTTCTCCGTACGCAGCCTTGACTCACGAAGGCGGTTACATTCAGCCATACGGCAACCCGCATGCCAGGCCGGTTTACCTACCAGGTAGACCATGGGTCACCAAAGCGCTGCAGGCAATGCCAAGCGCTGAGATAGCAAGGCAGGCAGCTATTGCGTATCTTAGGTCCCGACTTGGTCAGGGTGAGTGATGGTATACTAGCTCGCTTTTAAGGTTATTATGGCAAAGCTTCCTTTTGTAATCCAGCCGCGTCGGAAGCCAATTAGAGAGCTTGTAGGCTCCGAGGATGCCGGATATATTTCCATTGAACGTCGTGGGTACCTCAGTGCGGGTGAGAAGGCTTTTCTTCAGACTCAGATGACCTCTGACAACGTTACCCGTCAAATGCTGAGTCTTGTCCGTCAGGTCGCTCTTGAAAAAAAGCTGGATCAAGAAAAAGCGTATGCACTTCTCCAGGAAGTTATTACTGGAAGCTTCAGCAAAGAAAGTAAAGAAGTAGCCGATCAATTCAAGGAAGAAATTGATAGCTTGATGTCTGAAATGATTACCACGCAAGAGCGTCGCCGCTTGGTGACGGCATTTTGCATGCTAATCTATCGAGTAGACGATAAAATTGACTTTGATCAGGTTCTTGATTTGCATCCCGATATTATCGACGCACTTGCTGACCTATATACGGACGAAGAAAACCGCTCCGACGAGCGTCTCCGGGAGCAAAACGAGGACGCGATTGAGGTTATCGAAAAATCAGGGGAAGACGATCCGGTCGGAGACCTGGAAAAAAAGTCCTAAGGGCAGCTTCGTTTGATTTTGAGGAAGCATACTGGTTTCTGAAAAGATGGTTCCCAGGAGACCCCGAGTTTCATCTCGAGAACTTCTGGGAACTTCCTTCTGAGTATGTTTTCACAGCCTATAGAAAGGCTAAAACGATGCAGTTGGATGAATTGCATCTAAGCGAGCGTCCGGTTGCCCTCCTTACCGCTACTCTTTCCAATATTAACAGAGACCAGAAAAAACAAAAGAAACCGATTCCTCTTGAAGCTTTTTACCTTTATAAGCGTTTGGATTCGGACGGAATGGCAGAGGGACGTTTTGGTGCTGCTATGGCAGAACTGATCAGACTCAATCAGCTTCCGCCGTGGGCGCTGTTCTGCTATCAGGGATTGATGAAAACAGCAAACAGCACGCCCCCAAGCCTTTTGGCGCTGATGCATGAAAATGCGATCATTCTAGCGCCAAGAACTGCTGGTGAAGGCATGCTAGAAGGCCTGTTGATAGCAAAAGAAGAGGCCTCAGAGATGAGGCTCGTCATGACTGCTACCGACGGTTCTGGCGAGGTACTTATTCAGATGCCGCCAGTTAATACCAAGGTCGTAGCCGAGGAGGGCCTCCAGCTCAGGATCCTGAGATAACCTGATCAAGCCATTCCGAATCTTCTGTAGTATCTTCGTAGTTATCGACAGTACCTTTGTCTATCCATTTTCTAATGCGAGCTTCTGCGTAGATACTATAGAAGGCTTGGCGGCTGTACCAGGAAACCCATTCTTCTGAACCCTTGGCTTGATTGCAAGAGCGACAGGCCGGGATTACATTGGATGTCCGGTCCTCTCCTCCTTTGCAGCGAGGTTTTACATGATCGATTGTAAGGGACTCTTCGTCGATAGGTGGCTGACCGCAATAAGCGCAGCGATCATTCCACGCTGCACGAATTCCTGCCCGCCACTGGCGACGAGCTTGCGCACTATTTAAAGCTGTCATGGCGTAAACGTAGTCGGATGGACGCTCGTGAAGAGGTGCTTTCTCTACGTTGCTCATAGTCTGACCCAGGCAACGCTCACACTGTAGGCAAAACAGGTGCAGGCCATAGGCGTTTTACGTTGCTGACCTATTATGCCCAAGGCAGGAACACTAAAGCAGTCTCGGCAGTCTTGTGGCTCAAAACTTTCCTACAACAGCGCAGGCTATTTATGATGTTCTTGCCGCAGACGCAAACTTGGCTCCTTACGTCGGACAGTACACTTTTAACAATATGGCAACATTGCCGGCCATGAGCGTTTTAACGCCCGGCGATGATTTACCTTTAACTAAAAGCGTTACTGGTATTGAGATTGTTATCCACGACACGGGCAATATTGAGGATTTCCCATATTTGACTGACGCATCTCGGCTCTGTATTCATTTTCCTGTATTCTTAATTTGCTGGGATGGAGCAACTGGTGCGGATTTAACAACCGCTACTGAAATCATACTTAGACGATTTATGGGATCGTCTTCAATGCAGACAGTAGCTGCGTCTGATGGTATTGGAGCAAAAGTTCAAAACAAAATTATCATCAAGTCTGATTTGCCAATAGTGCCTTAATTGGAAACCTTAGAAATGAGAGGGACTACCTCTCAGATAGTCCCCTTTCGCGAAAACGACTATGGCAAACTTCTCTGCTGCCTTCGGGTATGATGTTTACATCGTTCCCCTGGCTTCTTCTTCCGTTGATGTAACCTTTACTGGTGTCACCGGTGGTGTTGCCGCTGGTGCCGGCAACTTCATTGACACCACTACTGTTGTTGCTTCTACTCAAAAGATTACCTACGCTTCTGGCGTATTTTCTGTCGGCGCTACTCCCGTTGCAATGGCAATGGACGGCACCGACGATCCGTTCCGCCTTTTTGGCCTGACCAACGCTTCGCTGGAAACTGACACCAACGCCGAAGACATCATCACCTATGATGACGAGGCAAAGGGCTTCATCCAGTCTGTGGCTACCACCAAGTCCTGGAGCGTTTCCCTTGCTGGCGTGGCCGACTTCAAGGATGCTGGTTACCAGGTGATGCGTATCACCGAGCAGAACACCGTGGCCGATAGCCTTCGGATCAAGTTTGCTCGCGTGGGCCCTGTCGGCACCGTTGAGACCGTGTATGGTTACGGCACCCTTTCCGGGTACACCGAATCCATCGAGGCTGGCTCGATCGTTAGCTGGGAGTCGGAGATCATGGGTTATGGTCCCTATGTTGTTGAGCTGGACGAGAACGCTGGCAGTTAGCTGATTGGAGGTATCGCAACCACCGACACCTACGGTACCGGTTTGGCCTTTACGGCTTCTCAGACTGGTCTTGCCGTGGATCTTGCCGGTGGTTCTGGTACCACTGCGGATGCAACAGTGGATACAGATGGTTCGGGCAACATTATTGCCGTTACCATCACCGTCCCCGGAACCAATTATCAGGTCGGCGATATTATTACCGTTACCGAAACAGCTGGTTCTGGTGTTGGCTCCTTCCGAGTGGCTACCGTCGCCTAAGTCCTGTAACCGATACTTACAGGCAACTAAATGCACTAACAGCCCCCTATTTGGGGGCTTTTTTATGGAAACCTAGTCCGACCCGGACCTCAGACATGGCTGATTTTGAAATTAAAGGTTCCGTTGTAGTCAGCGACCGGGGCGAATATTTGAATGCGGTAAGTCGCCTTGGCAGAAAAGGCGTCGAGCTGATGGCGCAGGGCAACGAAGAGTTGGCCGAGCAAATTGAGAAGACTCTTTCCAAGAAACTAGGTAAGACATATAAAGCTAAAACTGAAACAAAGCTGATATACGACAGCAATGCCGGAGAGGTTGTACAACAAACCAAGAAGGTGCTACCAGTTCTCGATGAGATGAATAAGCTCATCAAGAAGAATGAAAAAGCCCAAGAAGGCTCTGTGACCAGCCTGAAAGGTCAGCTAAGGTATTATGCTCAGATGAGGGATTCTATCGCCAAGATAGACCCGGCTACCGGCAAGATCTCTCAGGCATGGGCTGCTGCAAACCAACAGGTCCAGGCAACAAACGTCTCCCTGGCTAAGGCTGGCGGGAATATCTTTGAAGTTGCTCAGGCAAAGTTCCCTGTCATTGGACAGGTAATGAAGTTGGGCGCTCAATTCAACCAGGTCGTGATGATTGCGACTTCGGTTGTTCAGGTCCTGCAATTGATCGATGGTGCGCTGAAACCTCTTATTGCTCGCGCAAAGCAAATTGAATCGCTGAAGCTTGCCATGGAAGGCTTCGGCGCAAGCGCAAGCGAATCAGCTGAGGTGGTTGATGCCGCCAAGCGTGTTGCGTTGACTTACGGTGCATCCTTGACCCAGGTCGAAAAGGGCTTCAAGCGATTGACTCCGGCGATTGTGCAGAGCGGTGGATCGTTTGGCGATTCGGAGAAGGTCATGGCCGCCCTGTCTGCTCGAACAACTACCTTGGGCTTGAATACCGAGCAGACCGGTCGATACATCGAAGCATTCGCCCAGGTCATGGGTAAAGGTAAACTGCAATCTGAAGAACTTACACAGCAGTTCTCTGAATTGGACGGCGCATTGCGTGGTCAGTTGCAAAGTTACTTTGCGTCAGAGCACGGCATCATGGACCTCAACGAGGCGATGAAGAACGGCGAAATTACGGCCGAAATGTTCAGGGAAGGATTCCTGGCAGTAAGCCAAACGATGCAAGATAACATGGCAGGTTCGATTACTGATATCCAGCAACGTTTGTCGCTTCTCGGCAATGATACTCAGATAACCATCCAACAGATGGAAAATCTTGAGCAAACGCTCAATACCATGGCCTTTGAATCGTTAGCGGAAACTACCAATAATCTAGGTCGTTCGTTTGCGAAAATGGGCGTTACTACCGCTCAGTTCTTTGCTTCTATTACTAATGACCTTCCCTATATCAAGAAGCAGTTCGAGGCCTTGTTTAGCGTTGTAGGCTGGGCTGTCGAAGGCGTATGGGGCGTACTTCTTGTTACAATAAAAGCGATTTTGTATGCAGCGGACAGGATCGTTGGCGTGTTTATTGAAATCGGAGAAGCGATTGGCTGGATCGCCGACAAGCTTGGTATAGTCGAGCCATTGACAAAAATGTGGGTAGGATGGGAGGGTGTGCTTAGAAGTTTCGGCAACAGAATGCTAAGCCTGGGAGATGCAGCGGTCGATGCTAATTCTAAGTTTGCTGAGTATCAGTCCAGAGCGCGAGAACTGGCTATTCAGTTCATGGAGGGCTCTATCAGTGCTGAAGAATACGCAGAAGGAATCAAGGGCCTAAAAGACGAGGCAGAACAGGCAGGTGACGCTAAGGCTATTAAGGTTATTGACCAGGCTGTAGAAAAAGCAAAGCAGACGTTAGAGGAATATAGGGTAAAGCTTGACGAAGAGATGGAAAAGCTTGGAGAAGTCAAGGAAAAGCTTATCGAGCGCTACGAAGAAGAAAACGAGCAAATCGAAGGGACAATTCAGAAGCTGAAGGATAAACTCCAAGACGAAAAAGACGCCTATCAAGAAGCAAAAGAGGCCATCAAAGACAGATACGAACAAGAGAAAACCCAGATCGAGGAGATCCGTGACGCTGTCATGGAGCGCTACCAGATCGAACTTGACAAGCTAAACGAAATCAGTCCTGTTCAAAAAAGATTAAATGATATCAGGAGGGAAGAGCTTGAGCAAAAACTAAAGTCTAAGGATTTAACCGAAAAGGAAAGGCTCGAGCTTCTGCTACAGCTCGAAAATATGGACAAGCGCCAAAAGCGCCAAGAGATCATGAATCAGAAAAAGGCAGATAGCAAAAAATTCTCGGAAGACCTTAAGCAAATTGACGGGGAGCGTCTCCAACAATTAGATAGCGCAAAGCAACTTTACGATGAGAACGCGCAAGGAATCAAGGGCGAGATCGAAACCGCGGAGAATGCAATCGAGGCAAACAAGGAGAGAATTGAATCAGTTCGAAAGGAAGCGGATGCACTGCAAGCGAAGTATACTCAAGCTGCGCAAAGTACCGAAGAACTCACAACAGCATTCAACGATCAAGTTAGCGCTACCGATGCCGCCGGACAAGCCCTCAACAACGCAAGCCAAAACGCAAGAGAGATTACTAGCCAGTTCGACACTGCGCAGCAGGCAGCTAAAGAACTTGCAGAGCAAATGGCAGCTGTTGAAGGGATTGCCTCTGGCCGTACCCCCAACGTGCCAAACCTCCGATTTGCTGGCGGTAGCGTTACTGGCGGTCAAAAGTATACAGTTAACGAACTAGGTCAGGAGTCGTTCTTGTCCTCTAGCGGCATGCTCAAGAAAATTAACGCCAAATCCTGGGGAGAATGGAGGGCGCCAAGCTCCGGTACGGTGATTCCGGCTCATATTACCAAGAACCTGGACATTCCTGCTACGGGCGTCAATCTGAATACCAGTCCAAACGTCGCTAGGAATCCTTTGTCTGCGGGACGCTCTTCTCGTAGCAACACTGCTTCCATGGATCGTATTACTAACAACATTACGATTAACGCAGTGAATCCGACGCAGGAAGCATCTCACCTTATGGTCAACGTCATGAAGCAACGCAACCGGAGGAGGTTCTGATGGCAGACGGTACCCTCGACATTTCTTTTGTCGACACGCAGAACGCCAACACTTTATACTCGTTCTCCTTTGATACCTTTGCCGATGAAACACTGCCCGGTCAGTGGATCAGTCAGGCCGCGGTCAACTACTCCTCTTATGGCAATGCTTATCTGACTGGACCCGCTCAGAGACAGCGCAGAATGTGGGCTGTTAATGCAGTCATTCCTGCTACCTCTAGAGCCTCTCTGGAGGCCCTGTACGGGGCCTGGGATGCTGTCAGGGCTACTGGGTCGGGAGATGCGTTTATAACGCTTGTAGACGGGCTCCTAGCGGCAGACACGACAGAATACACTTGCGCTTTTAGTAGCCCTCCGGCCTATAGCACCTTTGGTCGAGGTCGTAGCAGGTATCTTATTGTTAGTACTGTGTTGATGGAGTTGTGATGCCTACGAAAGTCATCAACACTACCAGAAAAAATCGCGTCTGGGTCGCCAACAAAGAAGTAACAACAGCGCTAATTCAAGGATCGGTTTCAGACGACGATATCCTCAATTCGTCTATCATGACGTCGAGGGGGGAGCTTGTCCTTGCTCAGTACAATGCCGATGGAAGTTCGAATCTTGACCTGAATAAGACCATATATCCTATTGGTTCTGCTGTCATTATCGCGACGGAATTTCCGAACGGAGCTATTGTAAGGCATCCTCGCGGTTTGCTTTACGTCATGAATAGTACTGTCAATCTAAAAGACAAAACTATTACCCTTTCTCTTGGTTGCTCTCTTGCTATGCTTGCAGAGAACGAAGAGTCTTTCCCTACAGGCGTTAAAAAGCTGTGGGCGTTCATCGATGCTCGCGTTCGCTTTGCCTGCACCATGGATGCCCAGGACCTTGGAACGCTTGATTCCGCGCTTTCCTGTACTGGTTCTGTTATTTATCAAAATCAATACGGTCGAATTAAAACGCTTAGCATAACAAGCGCCCAAAGGTACAACAATCCCAGGGTTATCTGTAGCGACACTCAGACTGCGATTGATTTCGAGTTAACTGACGACGCAAACCAAATTAGCCCTAGGGCCTTTTTGGTCGAAGCCGATTTCAATAAGTACGAACCAAGCTTTTCCAGAAATGGCCAAGAAGAAAATGGTTACGATCTAGATCCGCCGGAACTGAGCGGAGGCCCTGAGGGGCAAAGCAGACCAGAATTTGAAGGTATTGACTGGGCCTACGAAGTAACAGGAGATGACGATGCCGGTGGTGGCGGTGCCGGTGGCGGCGGCAGTAGCGGCGCTGGTGGCGGCTTCGGCGGGCCAGGTGGCGGAGGTGGTGCCGGCGGTGGTGGTGGCACCATCGGAAATGTCCAAAACAGAATACAACCGGGCGATGAAGTTGACAACAAAGGCCCGTCCAAGAAATGGAGTCAAAAAGAAACTGAAGGCGAGGCAGAATACGACAGGTATGAATACTTGGACTGGGAGATATTCAATGGAATGAAAAAGAAACAAGAGAAGAAAGACGAAGACGCTCTTTATCAGGCTTATTGCGGATTCTTTTACAGAGAGAGGGAAGACGATGAGCCCGTGGAAGAAGAGGAAATGGTCTGGTCTTATGGTATCGAAAAGTGGGAAAGCGTAAAAACTAAAGACACTTACAAAGTAGTAGCATCTAGCGCTACGACGAAATGGTACAATGACAACGGTCAGGAAAAATCAAGCGAAACTCTTGAATATCAAACCTGGAAGGTTGTTGGCGGAAGTTTGATTAACTCTATCGCAAGCAAAGCTTTTGCATTTTCGAATGAATACAAGTCAATAGCAGATAAATGCTTTGGCAATGCAAATACAGCCTATGGCAACCGCGACGGCTTCCCCACAAATTCTAATGCGTATTTGTATTACCAATGCATTGCCGGTCATTGGTTAGGAGCCGCGAATAACGCGGTTTCACGAGCCAGGTTATGGTGGAACATTGGCAGAAACGTAAATGATTATGGAGCCGGTACTGTTGCATGGTCTAAGAGGTCTACTACAGAAACCGAATATGGAAAGGGCGGCGAAGTCCTTCGCGTTGTCTCAAAAGAGTACGTGAACTCTAAGACTCTTCCCGAGTATCAGAAAGGCGTCCTTGAGTCCATTGACAGGACTAAGAATGTTCCTCTTAGTGCTTATAATAATACTGCCGGCGTTACACTGGTTAGCGTTAAACAAAAATTAAACAAATACAATCCTGGCGGCTCTATTACAGTCTGCGAAATTACTAAAGACATTCTCAATCCGGTTAACAACTCGGTTAGTTACTCATGGGACGGGGAAGGCCGAAGCAATTCCACTCCATTTGTTGGCTCTCCCGGAGGAGCCGGTAATAACGAACCTCTTTATGACATTGAAGGAAACCAGATATATAAAGACCCAGACGGAGCAGGTGGAGGTGCCGCAGCGCTTAATCTGAATCCATTCGAGTCCTACGACGAAGGCCCTACTGTTACGATTGGACAGTTTAGCTCTGGAAGCTTTGATGGAGAAACCAATGGCAGCCTTGCAAACTTAACCTATCCGAGCCAGTGGAACGGTTTCAATATTAACTCAAGCACTGGTCGAGTGCAGGCGCCTGTTGAGTGTACCGGGGAAACCGGCTCCGTACTCTTGAGGGGCTATGCTAAGTCCAAGAGAACATACTCTTCAAATTCAGTTGGCTGGCTAGGCAATAACAGGCCCTACACTCTTCGGTCCGGCTTCCCCTTGCCCTTTAGGGGCGACACAATGCAGAGTTCTGGCGGCGGCTGTTTTCCGAAAAGCGGAGGACTGGGCCTTGCCTGGGGGCTTTGCATCAGCTATGCTAATATCTTGTCAGCAAAAGAGGGCGGCGCTGCCGAAGGATGCAGCATTACAGAATCAATGAGGCCTGAGTTTTACAACATGAGGCCTTATAGTCCCGTTGAGGTTCAGATTGAATCAGCTCAGTCTGGCTTTGTTGGTTTTGTTAAATCTGCAACCTATGCATTTGATCAAAGTCAGTCTGTCGTCAACTTGCAGTTGATCAAACATAAGACTCTTAACTATAACGCGCCTCAGGTCGAGATTGTATACGGCACTGAACTGTATCCTCCTAATGGAGAAGTTGTTTCAAACGAAACAACAGGCCCAGACCCGCTTGCGCCAACGTTTACACTGCCGCCCAGCCCTACGTATGACCCAAACAATTTCCTGGTAAATGGTTACCTTGGTGTTGACCCTGGGCTCGTCACCAGCGCCGGTGGTCAGCCTGCGCCTGGAGACATTCCAGAGAACGACGCATCACAAGAAGGCATAACCGACGTTACGATAGTTACTAGCGTTGGGTTTAGGATGTACTGTGATGTATTGCTTGTTAAGTCGGGCAATTATACCTGGAACTATGGTGGTATTGGCCTTCCTGGTGGCATGGCGCTTGACCTTGGCACTGTAGATACTCCCTATCCAAAAGACTATGACTTCAATGGCATTGTTGACTATGTCGAGCCGGTAGCCGTGCCGTAGGAAGACTAACGCAGCCAATCGGGCCTCATGTCAACGCTGCCACAGTCTTTCTTGACTGATGTTGTGAATTCTGTGTTTACAACGCCAACAGTTAAAGTAGCAATGTTCTACGATGATGGAACAGCGACTCTGGATGCAACGACAACATGGGGCAGCATTGAACCTTACGTCATCGCTGAGGGCTATCTTGGTACAGCTTGGCTGGATCTAGGGGTGGCCCCCATCGACGTAATTGCCGATGGAGGCGACTTCGCTGTTGGATTTGCATCCAAGCAGATTGACTTTACCAGAGACACTTCTACTAACCTTCTTACGGTAAATGGAATTGTCGTTTTTCAATATGATGCAACTGTTGACACTATTGCTGGAGCCACTGACGTTAATTTCGTTGCCCCTAACCTAATTCAAAGCGGTGTTACGGACTTCACCACAGCGTTTACAGATGGCGACACTATATTTGTTAGCGGTGCAGCAGATTCAGCTAACAACGGTTTCTTTACCGCTGTTTCCGTAACTGCAAATCAAATTGAATTAACAGAACAGACCCTAGTCGGAGCATCTGGCGACACAATCACCATTACTCATACCAACCATAAATTGGTATCTTTTCAGTCCAGTGGCTCTGATCTTGACATCAATGCCAACGAAGGCTTGACCGCGTTTATCACTGGAGGTACTACAAGCTAATGGCCAGCGCTAACCAGTCTATTGTTGAGTATCTTGCTCAAAAAAGCTCAGAAAACACTGCCTATCAGGCAGACAGAAGGCAGCTTAAATACGTATCAGAAACAAGGACGGCAACATGGAGCGGCACAAAAAATGCCAACCACTACGCCAGAGTAGAGGGCAAGGAGGTCCAGCTGAGTGGCATTATCGCTACAAGAGCTGTTCCTGAAGGTTCTCAAATTCTTGTCCGGTATTCTAACGGGAAGTTTGTCGGAACCTGGTAGTGGAATCACTTGTCAATAGCGAGCTTCTGAAAAAAGTTGACGAGTGGCTAGAGGCAAAGGCTATTGAGTTTTACAGCCGGCTTGAAAAGTTCCAGGAAGGAACCTGGCTAGGTATCGATAGAGGCAGGGGTAAATGCCGCTTGCAAAGCAGCGGAAGGACTGTGGTCGCCAGGGTTAATGGAGGAGCCCGAAACTCTCCTATCGGATCGAGGTGTTGGTTTGATGGCAAGATGATCTACCTCACGCCTACGCTTAACGAAACAATAGAAAAGAAAAAGAAAAATCCCGAATTTGATGTCTCCGAGGATTTCACGGAGCTGCCAATCCCTGATGAGTTCCTGCCTCCGTGCACAATGTTTGGCATCAAAAGTCGGGGCTTTTTCTCTTGGTACAAGGACTGGATCATTAGTGGTCCTTCTGGAGAAATTCGAATTACGGCTCGACAGGAGAGACCTGCTAACAAGTGGTGGGAGGAGCCTTACCCTCAAGTAACACAACAAATGCTTTCCGGCAACTTCTGGGCTGTAAGCTGGCCAGCGCCAACCAATGATACGACCGGCTGGTATTTTTGGCCTCAGCATGGATTCTACGGATACGGAGGCTCCTTTGCCGACGATACTCATTCGATGGCATATTTGAATACAGCAAGGCTTGTAAAGCAGCATGACGAAAGATTTAAAATTTACTTTTCTCCCGACAACAGCATGTTGTCTTTGAATCAGGAGCCTTCAGGACCAGACGGTCAGCCGTCCGACGAATGGAATATTCGCTGGGTTCAACCAGAAGGTACTTCTGATATTCATTTTTTTGCAATGCAATGCTATGGTTATGGTGCTGTAGTTGCAGCCGAGCAAAATAATGGATCTCTTATTTTTGACTGGCCTTCTCTTGGTAGTTCTCCTCAGGATGCAAAGAATAATGCTAACGGTGCCAACGGAGAGAATCGCTACAAAGGAGGAGATTGGATTCACATTCATCCTCAACGCAAATGCGTGAAAGAACTTGATTTCGAGGAGGGCTGTTATGGTGGCGCCTTTGGTTGGGCTCCACAGGAATACGAAGGCTACGGACAGCCCTACGTGGGAGCTATCCTGACGGGATGCCCTGCTGTGCTTAGAGGTCAAGCGACTTTGGTAAACGAGGACGGGAACAGCCCTATCGGTCCCTTCAGCCCGTTTAATGTTAAATGGAAATGTTTTGGATCGCAGCCCGGTCACGGCCCGGCCGGAATTACCAGCGACAATAGCGGGTTCATGATGGGACAGGCCTCTCCTCCTGATATCATGTTCCCGACTGAGGATGACTTCTTGGATCATTGGGGAAGCGATAAAGTTAACCCTGATTCGTTGATTGCTACAGAGGCCGGAAAGCGTGCCTGGATAACCAAAGAGCCAAGAACCGGGACTGAGCGCCCGTTACCTCCTTCAGAGTTTCCCTTTACGTTGCCCTACGATGGCGTGGTAGGGGGAGATAGATGGCAGTTTTGCTCAAGCCTTAATGGCAAATGGTGGGGGTATTACTTGAGCGGCATTTTGCAAGCGAAAGATAACGCCACTTGGCTTGACGTGTCGGGAACTAGTGCAGGAAACCCGGACTACAAGGGTCAACTTGGCCCCGGCAGTGAAGGTTTAAACCGCTACTTGACCGACACTGTGCCCGGTCTTTTTTACGATGAAAGCATACAATTAGACAAGCAGCCCAGGGATAGTGGAACCAAACCTCTCCTGAGTATTACAAGAATGCGCGTTAATACAGTTGATCAAACGTATGAGTACGAAACGTTTTATTATGTTCCAACTTCAACCTGTCCAGACGGCAACTATAGGGCCGACGTAAATGGTATAGGCACTATTTGCGACGTTGTATTCGAGGATGCAAGTACAGAGGCCTTGCTCGAATATGCGTGGGACGACGATCCTCGCGTAGCGGATGGCGTTGGTTTTTTTGTGAATCCTGGTCCAACCTTTAGTATCCCACTAGAGGATAGGGTTTATCACGAACAATACCACTATGATCCGGTAAGGCAATGGCTATGGGATTTTCAGCGTTACCAAATGAGAATTGCACAGGACGAAGACGGCAACTACGCTGGCGCATACAAAAGTTTTCTTGCCATCGATAACAGGATCACAGATGGTTACATCTATGATATGGGATACTGGGTTAAGCCAGAGAACGTGGAAGAGAAAACGCCTGAGTTTCAAAAATGGGTTCAAAATTGCTACAATGGAGTGTATGATTACGATGGAACGATAGTGTGCCCAATCGCAACTCCTGAAACCCTTGCTCAAATGGGTGTAACAACGACGGAAGCGGAGGAGCCTTACGAGACCAATGAATTTGAGGGAATGCTATGGCTCTGTCTTAAGCACGAAGACGGCGAAACCAAGCAACCAGGCGCCAAGTATGGAACTGAGCCTGGCACTATTTCAGGTAGAGGTATGGAAAACTAACCTGATTACAGGGATGTCATGGCTCTTCAACTGCGCCGCGGTACTGCACAAGAACGTCTCCTTAGCGGTGTAGTACTAGCGGTTGGAGAGCTGCTTTGGACCTATGATGACGGATTCCTGTATATTGGTGATGGCATAACCCCTGGCGGCACTCTCGTCAATAATAAGATTGGCAGCTTCGAGGTCGAGGGTACCTTCCTTAATCTTTATGAAGTTGAATCGTACCAAAGAACTGGTAGTTATGCTACTTACAATACAAGGTATGAGCATGGACTTGTAGGTGGAGAAGAGGTAGAAATTGCAGGTCTTGATGATCCCAGTTTCAATGGCATTTTTACGGTTGAGGCGAACGGCACTGGTGTCACGACTATCAGGGTTTACAACCCAGGTCCGGATACATCTTTACAGACTGATCGCGGCACCTGGAAGCTAGCAAACGGCTCTTCTTTTGTGGAGCCGTCGACGATTGTTTGGGATGCAACTAAAGACAAATTTGTT